CCTGACTGCACCCCATCGGCAGGTAGCCGATGATGTCGTGCGCCCGATCCGGCGCCACCTCACCCGCCTGAATCTGCGCCCACCGCTCGTCCCGCTCCTCCCAGCCCCGGCACACCGCCCAATGCTCCGGCAGGTGCGGGATGAACCGCAGGAACAGCCGGTCGTCGATGGCCCGAAGCCGGCGGCTGACCTCCGCCGACGGCTCCGGGGTGCCCAGCGCGTTCAGGATGACCGACACCGCCTTACTCCTCGACCAACAGTTCGATGTTGACCATCAGGTCCACCTCGGCGGTGTTCACCGTGTCGGTGGTCACGACGACGAAGCGGAGCGTGTCGCCGGGGAGTAGCGTGCGCTGCGCCTCGGTGAGCGTCGAGATGAGCGCCACTGCCGTCCCTTCGTTGGCCGTCAGCGCCTCCAAGTCGATGTTGGCCGTCAGCGTCACCGCGGCGTTGGCCACGGCGTCGTACTTCTGCAGCGTGGCGAGGATCGTGCCGCTTGTCGAAGCCGGAACGACCAGCGCCGAAACGATGGCGCGGTTGATGTAGCACTTCGCCGGATGGCCGCCGAAGTTGTACTGCGTGGTGGTGGTGTTACCAATGGCCCGCACGCACCGCCCCGCAACAAGATTGGGCAGCGTGCCGAACCGCCCAGGCTTGGGTGCAAAGATGTTGCCAGTGGACATCGAAGACTCCTTGGCCATGCAGGCTGGCGGGAGGCAGCCCTATGCCACCCCCCGCCGTGCGCCTGCTTAGATGACGTGGGTGAACCGCTGCGTGTCGGTGTACCCGGTGATCATCCCGTGGCTGTTGCGCTGGAGGCACGCGAGGTTCCCGTACCAGCCATAGGTCGTCTCGAACGCATCGCGACCCTGGAGCCAGCGCCACGGCCCGGCGCCCTCAAACTCCACGAAGCCCCAGTCCTTCGCATCCACCCACGACAGCGAGGGGATGTGGAGGCAGTAGATCGTGCCGGCGGGGATATAGTAGTCCAGCACCATGTTCACGCCGCACACCGAGATCGCCTTGTACCCACCTTTGATCGTGGTGGCGAACTCGTTGGCGGTGAACCGGCGTTGGCCGATCATCGACTCCATCAGCGCCTTGCCCACGCCCGGCGTGGTCATCAGCAGGAACTCCTGCGGGCGGGACATGGGATCCTTGCCCGAGAGCCCAGCGATGCGCTGGAACAGCACCCAGAGGTCCGACTCGGTGGGCTGGTTGGCGTCCGGCGTGTCCGTGCCGGCCGTCAGGCGCACCGTGTTCCAGATCGGGTAGCTGGAGGCCGCGATGTTGTGCAGCGTCCCGTAGCTCCCGCCCCGGTTGGTGATGTTGATGAGGCCGTTCATCGCGCTGTTGTACGACGTGTCGTTGGCCGTCGCCTTGACCACCCAGTCGGCGCTGGCCGAGCCCGAGATGGCAGCGGACAGCGTCAAAGTCGAGTTGTCGCCCGACACGCTGATGGCGGTCACCTGCGCCCGGCCACGGACCACGGGGCCCGAGGGGTTCAGCACCGCGATGGTGTCACCCACCGAGATAAGGAGCGAGCCCTGCCCGGCGTTCGCCAGCCCGTAGGGGCTGTTCACCACCAGGGTCACCGGCGGGCCAGCCGAGTAGCTGGACACCAGCGCCACGATGCCATCGGGCTTGTTGTGGAGCGCCTGCTGCATGAGCAGGGTGGACGCCTCCTTGATTTCCTCCATCGTCTTGCGGGCGATGGTCTGGAAGGCCGCGTCCTTGCTCTGGGTGCCGACGAAGGCGAGCCCGTCGATCTGGCGGGTGGTGTAGGCGCGGACGACGCCCACGTTGCCCTGCACTTCGGTCGCCGTGGTGTCGTTCGGGAAGTACCCGGCCGAGGAGAAGGTGGCGCCAGAGGGACGCCCCGTGACCACGTCGAAGAACACGTTGTTGCCGCCCCAGCGCATGTTCTTGGGGCCGCCAGCCCGGGCCTTCTCCAGCTGCGCGAGCAGCGGGGTGACCAGGTTCTGGACCTTCATGCGGTACTGCGAGTACACGTTCTTGAGCAGACCGGACAGTTCGCTGTCCGTGATGACCGTTGGTGCGGGCATGGCCGCCTCCTGCGCCTAGGCGCGTTACCTGAGTGAGGAAAGCACCGCAGACATCGCACTGTCCACGGCATCGTCGAGAGTGGCAGGAGCCTTGGGCCTTGGCTTGCCGGCGTTGGCGGGTGCCGCCGCACGGGTGACCGGGTTCATAGCCTGGGTCATCTGCCGCTTGGCCTTCTGGGAGTCGATGCGTGCCTTGTCGCGTTCCGCCACCAGTCGTTCCTTTTCAGGGTCACGCCGTGACTCAGACCGCTCCAGATGCACCATTTGCGCCCACCGGGCCAGATCTTCCACGATGTACTTTCGCACCGCAGCGTAACGTGACTCGGGGAGGTACGGCACACCGCCCGGACCCCGCACCAAGTGCGCCTGCATGGCGATTTCCAACCGCTCGTCCAGCTCGTCCCGGGACACGGTGGGCAGGGCCTGCTCCATCAGACGCAGGGCTGGCTCCAGTTCCGTGTCCATGAACTGCTGTCCAACTGCTGAAATCTGCTGCAACTCCCGCTCGACTTGCAAGGATTGCAGTTGCTCCTCTGCCCGAGCCGCCCGGCGCTCCGGGCTGTTCTCGGCGTTGAACCGCTCCTGCACCGCGAGGAAGAAGTCGTCGTCGGTCAGTAGCCGCTCCAGCTGCGCCTCCCGCTCCGCCAGCATCTCCGCGATTTCCTCGCGCTGCGCTGTCACCGCCCGCGCTTCCTGCTCGACCTGCTGGACCCGCGTCTCCCGCTCTTGATTGTAGACGCCGAACTGGGCCAGCTTGACCACCTGGTCCAATCGGTCCGTGCGGATCTTTCCGTTCGCCTTGTACTCGACCATCAGCGCCGGAACCTCCAACTCCTCCCCGGCGGCGTCTTTCAGCGTGAACTCGGTGACCAGCCCTTCGGCCACGGGCTCGACCACCACGAAGCCCTCCGGGAGCGCAACAGCATCCGCTTCCGATGCGTCTTCACCCGCCGCCGCGTCGTCCGCAGGCGTTTGAGGGTCTGCGTCCGTCTCCGTGGCATCCGTCTGCTCCTCCACCGGGGGAACGTACTGGGCGGTCTTGGACTCCGGCTCCGGCGTGGCGACGGACTCCGGTGGCAGAGCGGAAGCCACGGCGTCGTCGATGACAGCGGAGATGTCGAGTGGTGCGGTCATGGGGTACGGTTGGGTCTAGGGTTGCCGGGATAAGGCGTCCGCTTGGAGCGCGGCCTGCTCCGCCTCGTCGGTGCCCGCCAAGGTCTGATCGACCATGTTGGCCACCCCGATGGGCGGATTGCCGCTCGCCAAGGGCATCTGGCCCGGCGGGAGGGCCGGCACGGAGGCTGCCGGCGGGCCTTGGGACGGCGGAGCAGGTGGCCCGCCAGCACCCGGGGCACCCATTGGCCCCCCGGGCATGGCTCCGCTTGGCGGACCACCGCCTTGCTTCTGCGCCGCTTGGTTCGCCAGCTCGGTCCACCGCGCCTGCGCGGCGGCGATGACCTCCGGGTCCAAGTCGTCCTGCAGCAGGATTTGGCGCTCCAACACGTCCTGGTGGATCGCCTCGTTGTCCTGCCACCGCATCTCGGGGGGCGCGTAGCCCATGCGGATCGCCTCGGCCACCCGCATCGCCCGCGCTTCCTGGTCCTCGTCGGGCGTCCCCATGTCCCGGGCCACGGCGAACATCTGCCGGCGCCGGTACTCCTTGAGGTCGATCACGCCTGTCTGCAGCCAATTGTCCAGCAAATAGAGCCGGAAGGCCATTGGCATCGGCATCATGCTGGCGCCCTCGACCTTCACGTCCGACACCCCGTCGAAGTCGCTAGCCGAAACGGCGCGAGCCAGATCGGGACGGCCCTTGCCGACCGCGCCCAGCGCCCGGGGCACGTCGTACCCCCACGCCATCCCGGCCAGCGTTGCCTTCGCCCAGTCCGTGTACGCCATCGCCAGCGCGTTGACGGCGGGGCTGAACACGCGCTCCAGCTGCTCGCGGCTGGCGATGATCGCCCGCCCCGACTCGCCCGTCACCTGCCCCCGGCTGACAGCGTTCCAGCCCGAGGCGTCCTCGAACGCCTGCTTCTCCAGCGCCAGCGCCTCCTTCACGTCCTGCCCGACGCTAAACCCCTGCACGGGCTGGATGGACTCCGCCATGTTGCCAGCGCCCTTGACTTCGATCATGGACGTGACGCCGCCCATGAACGTCTCGGTGACGATGGCGTTGGGGCGGGTCAGGAAGCGCCCACCGGCGTTGACCCGGATGTTCTCGACCCACTTGGAGAGCAGCGCGTTGACCCGCATCTGGTGGTCGATCCACTGCTCCATCACGGGGCGCGGGTAGTACGAGGGGTCACTGGACCCGTCCCGGATCGCCACAACGGGGATCGTGTTCCAGAACAGCTTCTCCGGCCCGAACACCACCACGTCGCCCACGACAACCAGCATCAGCCCCTCGGGAAGGGCGTCAGGGTGCGGGGCGGCGTAGACGGTGAACCGCTCCGTCACGTCCTCGTCCCGAAGCCGCTGCCCTTCCCCGATGGTCGTCTGCGTCAGCACCCACGCGCCGACTCCCTCGGACCCGTTGTAGGTCGGCGCCTGCCCGGTGGAGAGTGTGGTGTCAGCGGCATCCACCCCCGACACCCCATAGCGATAGGCCGCCTCGGAACGCGAGATCACCTCCCGGATGATGACCCAGTACGGCGGGATGCTTGCCGTGGCGTTCGGCGACACCCGCACCTGCTCGACCCGCAACGTCCGGCACGCGATGTCCCCCAGCGGCTTCCGCTCGCCAAGCTGATCGCCCATTCGCTCATCCCACGGGCCCCGGTCAGCGTCCCAGTCCAGATGCCAGAACGCCACGCCGTCCGTCTGCGCCCAGAACACCGCTTCCCGCCCGACCCGGATCATCCCCTGCTGCTCATGCTGGTACTCCAGCGCCATCTGCTGGGCCTGCGCCTTGCGCCGGTCCTCGGGATCCTGCGTGGTGGGCGTAACGCTGAACCCGGGCTTCTGATCCATGATGATCTGGAGCCGCTGGTCCAGCGCCTTATCCACCATGTTGTACACCACCCGGGCCGCGTCACGCGGGCGCGAAGGCTCACGCCACGGCCCGAGGCCAATGGACGAGATCCACTGCATTCCGGCGCGGAACAGGCGGTTGCGCTCGACCAAGTGAAGGTGCTGCTGCACCGCCTCCCGCCGGGAGTCCCACAAGCCCCTGGCCCAGTTGGCCCACGCCTGCAGGTCGCCCTCCGTCTCCTTGTCGGCCCCGGGATAGTCCGACCCATAGAGCGCCCGCCGCAGAGCCCCGATCCGCTCCGCTTCGCTCCGCTCGCTGTCCTGCGGCGGGTTGGGACGCATCTGCTCGTTGGGCGACAGGGGGTTGTTCGACTCCCCCAGCGCCTCCCGAACGATCTCGTCCATCTGTGCAGCCAGCATCGCCTCCGAGTCCACCGGTGGCATCGTCATATGGTATCTCCGGCCCATGCTCCGACGCCAAACGCCGACCGGACCCGGTTCCAGTCGCCGTACAGTTCGTACTTCTCCCGCATCGCCTTCAGCATCTCCTCCTGCGCCCACGGCTCAGACTCCGTCAGCGCCACGGCCACCAAGTCCTCCGGCACCACCACGCCATCCGGTGCCGCAATCTCCGGCGATACCGGGACCGAAATCCTCTCCCATGCCGAGGCCACGCGATACGCCACGACGACCAGTGCCAACGGCCAGGTGATGTCGCCAAGAGTCCCCGCAAGTCCGTCCATGTGTTAGCCA